GTCCACGGTGCGGGACTGGATCAAGGGCAACCGCCGAGGGCAGGTGGGGCCGCGCACGTCGGAGCGCGACCCAGTGGTGATGGCGGTCTACCGGATGCCACTGAGCCGGCGTCGCGCTGTGCTGGATCGTGGTGGCGCGAAGTGGGTCAATGCGGTGATAGAGCGTGCGCTGAAAGGTGTTGACGGGTGTGCGGCAACGTATAGCGATGGTGGTGCGGATAGCAATAAACCGCACCCCGGTGCGCGTGTTCCGCGTGAAACAGGGTTTGATTGAGGGTATGGCAAAGAAACCGATGGCCCCGAAAAAGCTGAGCGTAGCCGAGCGCATTGAGGCGACTGGCGGCATGGATGAAGTGGCCCGCCTGATTGCCGATGGCGTGCCGCTGACGGAGATTGCCAAGCGGGCTGGCGTGACGGATGGGGGGTTGTTGACGTGGATAGAAGCTGATGCAGAGCGTTCCGCGCGCGCGCGTGCGGTTCGGCAGTCCACAGCCAGGATGTGGGACGAGCGCGCCGCTGATGTGATCGGGCAGGCCGCCGACCCGTTCGAGTTGTCAAAGGCAAAGGAGCTGGCGCACCATTACCGCTGGCGCGCGTCCAAGATCGCGCCGCGCGACTACGGTGATCGCATTCAGGCCGACGTGGGCGGCGGTGTCACGCTGACGATCAAGTCCGAATTCGATGGCGACCCAGGTTGAGGTTAGATTCGGCCATCCAATGCGCGCCTGGCAGCGCGAGTGCGCCAAACTGTCCACCGGGGCGCGATTCGTGGTCATGGCGCTGCATCGGCGCGCGGGCAAGACTGAGATAGCACTCAAGAAGCTGTTGGATTCGGCAGTCAGAAACCGGCTCGACCTGCCGAACTATTTTTATGTGGCTCCCCAACTCAAGCAGGCGCGGGCGATTGCCTGGGCACGCTTGAAGCAGATGGTAGAGCCGCTGCGCATTCACGGCGCGGTGGCAGTGTCGGAGGTTGATTCTCTGGTGCGGTTCACGCACAACGGCGCGGTGGTTCGCATCTATGGCGCGGACAACCCGGACAGCATGCGGGGCGTGCGGCTGGATGGCTGTGTGGTGGACGAGGTGGCGCAGATCAAGCCGGCGGTGTGGGAGGAGATTCTTCGCCCGGCGCTCAGTGATCGCGCGGGCTGGGCATGGTTCATCGGTACACCCAAGGGCGTTAACCTGTTCTCGGAGCTATTCTTTGCCGCCGAAGGGCGCGAAGGGTGGGCGCGGGCGCTGTATACGGTAGATGACACTGACGCACTGTTGCCGTCAGAGGTAGCAGCGATTCGCTCCGAAATGTCTGAGAACGCCTACGCACGAGAGTACCTGTGCGACTTCTCGGCCGCAGGTGACGATCAGCTTATCAGCCTGACCGACGTTGAGCAGGCCGCTCGCCGGGTGTTGACCGATGCCGACATTGAGGGCATGCCGCGCGTGCTGGGGGTTGACCCGGCGCGGTTTGGCGATGACCGCAGCGTGATTGTGTCGCGCCAGGGCTTGCAGGTGTTCGCGCCGCAGGTCTTTCGTGGCGTGGACAACATGGATTTGGCGGCGCGGGTGGCGGCGCGCATGGTCGAGTGGCAGCCAGACGCGGTGTTTATCGACTCAGGCGCTGGCGCGGGCGTGATTGACCGGCTGCGGCAGCTGGGGCATGAGGTCATCGAGGTCAACTTTGGCGGCAAGCCGGTGACTGATGTGCGCTTTGCGAACCGGCGTGCCGAGATGTGGATGACGCTGGCCGATCAGGTGCGTGCCGGGCTGGCGATCCCGAACGATGTGGCCCTCAAGGTCGAGCTGGCAACGCCGACCTACAGCTATGACGCGCAGCAGCGCATCATCATCGAGAGCAAGGACGACATTCGCAAGCGCCTACCGGGAGCAGGAAGCCCGGACATTGCGGATGCGCTGGCGCTGACCTTCGCTTACCCGGTGGCGCAGCGCAGCCTGGCCGCGCGGGCGGCGGCCGAGCTGGGCCTGGCGACGCGTCAGCAGGGCTTCGATTACGACCCTTACGCCTAGGTGCGCGTGACCGCTGCGCGCCGTCGGACACTGGCGGCCATGGAGTACCGCATCGTCAACCCGGCCGGCTGGATCGCGCGCGCGGAGCCGCTGATGCGTGCCAACTGGGCGGAGACCGGGTTTGACTTCGACTTCGCCCCGGACGTTGACGCCTACCAGCGGATGCACGACGCGGGCTTGGTGTTCGCGATCGCGGCACTTGATGGCGAGGACTTGATCGGCTACTGCACGGTCGTGGTGGCGCCACACCCGCACAACCAGCGCGTTGTGGTGGCGGGTAACGACGCGCTGTTCGTGGTGCCGGAGAGGCGCGGCGGGCCGGTGGCGTTGCGGATTATTCAGGCGGCGGAGGCTGAGGCAGCGCGGCGTGGTGCGGTGCGCTTCGCATGGCACACAAGGGCCGGCACACCACTGGCCCTTGTGTTGCAACGGCGAGGCTACAGGCCCGCCGACGTGGTGGTTGTGAAGGAGATTTCACGTGGGCCTTGAGACAGCACTTATCGCATCCGTTATCGGGACTACAGCAGCTGGAATCGCGACCTCGGTGGACAGCGCGCGCAGGCAGCGCAACGCCGCCGCCGATGCGGCCAAGCAGGCGCAGCAACAGGCCGACCAGGCCACGCAAGAAGCGCAGAAACAGAACGACATCATGACCAACCGCTCCAACCAGCGGCGTGCCGATTCGTCGGCCGCCACCCCTGGCCTGGGGCTTGGCACCACGATGCTGACTGGGCCTCAGGGCGTGGCCGGCAACCAGTTGCACCTGGGCAAATCCACGCTGCTGGGACAGTGATGGCCGACTTGTCCGTACGAGCCCGCGCATTGAGCCGCTGGGAGGCCCTCAAGCAGGAGCGATCCTCGTGGCTGCCGCATTGGCGCGAGATCGCCCGGTACACGCACCCGAGGGCCGGGCGGCTGACCAACCTATTGAGCGAGACCAACCGGGGCGAGCGGCGCGACCAGGACATTCTGGACAACACAGCTGTTCGCGCGCTGCGCACACTGGGATCAGGACTGATGGCCGGCATGACCAGTCCGGCAAGGCCGTGGTTCCGTCTGACCACCAGCGACCCGGAGCTCGATGAATCGGTGCCGGTCAAGACCTGGCTGCACGATGTGCAGGAGCTGATGGGCATGGTGTTCGCGCGCTCGAACACCTACCTGGCGCTGCATTCCTGCTATGAAGAACTGGGGGCCTTCGGCACCTGTGCCAGCGTGGTTGTCGATGATTTTGACACCGTGCTGAGGCATCACCAGCTGACCATCGGCCAGTACGCCATCGCCATGTCTGGCGAGGTGGTGCCCGATACGCTGTACCGAGAATTCAGCATGACCGTCGAACAGATCGTGCGTCGCTTCGGGCGCGACAAGTGCTCGCTGTCGGTGCGGCGCCTGTACGACGACCGCAACTACGACGCATGGGTGCCCGTGTTGCACGCCATCGAGCCGCGCCACGATCGCGACATGCGCAAGCGCGACGCCGTGAACATGGCATGGCGCAGCGTCTACATCGAGCCCGGCGCCGAGGGCGACAAGCTGCTGGCCGAGGGCGGCTTCAAAGAGTTTCCGGCTATGTGCGCTCGCTGGCGCGTATACGGCAGCGACGTGTACGGCGCCAGTCCGGCAATGGACGCGCTGGGAGACGCCAAGCAGTTGCAGTTGCAGCAAAAACGCAAGGCGCAGGCCATCGACTACATGACCTTGCCGCCATTGCAGGCGCCGTCGCAGCTCAAGAACCAGCGCGTCAACATGTTGCCAGGCGGCATTACCTTCGTGGACACGCCCGGCGCGCAGCAGGCGGTGCGCAGCATGTTCGATGTGCGGCTAGACCTGAGTCACATGCTGATGGACATTCAGGACGTGCGCGAGCGCATCAATTCTGCCTTCTACGCTGACCTGTTCCTGATGCTCTACAGCATGCGTGACAACGATCCGCGCATGACCGCCACCGAGGTTGCCGAACGGCACGAGGAAAAGCTGCTGATGCTCGGCCCGGTGCTGGAGCGCCTGCAAGGCGAAATCCTCTCGCCGGCCATCGAGGTGTGCTTTTCCAAGCTGCTGGCCGCCAACATGCTACCACCGGCGCCAGAGGAACTGGGCGGGCGGCAACTCAATGTCGAGTTCGTGTCCATGCTGGCGCAGGCGCAGCGCTCGATCGCCACCAACAGTGTGGATCGCTTCGTGATGGCCTTGGGACAGGTGGCCACGGCCAAGCCCGAGGTATTGGACAAGCTGGATGCCGACTACTGGGCTGACAGCTACGCCGACACGCTTGGCATCGATCCTCGCTTGATTGTGCCGGGCGAGCAGGTGGCGCTGATCCGCCAGCAGCGCGCGCAGGCCCAGCAGCAGGCGCAGCAGGCGCAGGCGATGGAGCAAATGGCCGGCGCGGCGCAGAAGCTGGGCAGCGTGGACACGGCCCAGCCCAACGCGCTGACCGACACCATGCAGGCGTTTTCTGGCTACTGAGGCCCAGGGTGCGCGTGATGCGACTCAAGCGCCCGACACTGCCTGCCAATGGACGCCCTGGACGATGCGGCAGCCGAGGCGAAAGCCAAGCGGCGCGAGAAGCAGGACGCGGAAGACCTCCGCTGGCTGCTGTCCGGCCCGCGCGGTCGGCGCATCGTGTTCCGGGACCTGGAAGACGCTGGCGTGTTCCGTGCGGTGTTCAACACCAACGCGATGACCATGGCGTTTGCCGAGGGCCGCAGGAATCAGGGGTTGCAGAAGCTGGCGCGGCTGATGGCCATCAACCCGGACGCCTACGCCACCATGGTCAAGGAAAACCAAGACGATGACGCAAGAAACTTTGATGACGCAGCCGACGACCAAAATGACGACTGAAGCTGCGCCGTCCACTCCGGGTACCGAGGCTGGCACCGCGCCGGCCGAAGGCACCCAAACCCAGCAGCCCCCGGCGCAAGCCCAGGGCGAATCTGCGCCTGCCGACAAGCCCGCCGAGGGCCAGCAGCAGGACAAGCCGCAGGGCGCGCCCGAGCGCTACGAGTTCAGGGCCCCCGAGGGCGCCGAGTTGGGCAGCGACGTGACCGACGCCTTTGCGGGTGTCGCCAAGGAGCTGAACCTGACCCAGGATGCCGCTCAGAAGGTGCTGGACAAGATGGCGCCGGTGCTGGCGCAGCGCCAAAACGCACAGGTGCAAGCCGTGCAACAAGAATGGCGCGAGCAGTCCACGGCCGACAAGGAGTTCGGCGGCGACAAGCTGGCCGAGAACCTGGGCGTGGCGCGCAAGGCGATGGACGCATTCGCATCGCCTGGGCTCAAGCAGACGCTGGAACAAACTGGCCTTGGCAACCACCCGGAGGTGATTCGGATGTTTGTGAAGGTCGGCAAAGCCATCAGCCAGGACGGCTTCGTGACCGGCCAACCTGGGGCAGCCCAGGCCGCCGACCCGAAGCGTTTCTACCCCAACTCTCGCATGAACTGAAGGAGCCGACATGGCACTACTGAGCACCACCGCCCCGACGCTGGCCGACGTGGCCAAGCGCACCGACCCCGATGGCAACATCGGCGATATTGTTGAACTGATGGCGCAGACCAACGAGGCCGTCAAGGACATGGGCTGGATCGAGGGCAACCTGCCCACCGGCCACCGCACCACGGTGCGCACCGGCCTGCCGCAAGGCGTCTGGCGCAAACTGAGCTACGGCGTCCCGCCGGAGAAAAGCACCACCGTGCAGGTGCAGGATACCTGCGGCATGCTGGAAGCATACGCTGAGGTTGACAAGGCGCTGGCCGATCTCAACAACAATACAGCCGCCTGGCGCCTGAGCGAGGACAGCGCATTTGTCGAGGGCATGAGCCAGAACTTCGCCAAGACGCTGTTCTACGGCGACACGGCCACCAACCCCGAGCGATTCCTCGGCCTGGCGCCGCGTTACTCGCAGATCGCCGGCGTGGAGAACGGCCGCAACGTGATTGACTGCCAGGGCAGCGGATCGGACAATACCTCCATTTGGCTGGTGGTGTGGGGGCCGAACACCGTGCACGGCATCTACCCCAAGGGCAGCAAGGCCGGCCTGTCGCAGCGCGACCTGGGCGAAGTGACCTTGCTGGATGCCAACAACGGCCGCTATCAGGGCTACCGCTCGCACTACAAGTGGGACGCCGGACTGACCCTGCGCGACTGGCGTTACATAGCGCGCGTTGCCAACGTGGACGCTTCCGATCTGCAAAGTGCCAGCGGCACCATGGCGCCAGTGGACGGCATCTCGCCGCTCATAAACTACCTGATCGCGGCCAAGAACCGAATCCCGTCGATGGGCCGTGGTCGCGCGGTGATTTACTGCAACGCCAACGTGCGCGAGGCGCTGGACAAGATTGCGTTGCGCGCATCAAGTCAAACCATGTCGATCAGAGAGGCGGCCGGGCAGTTCGAAACCTCGTTCCTGGGCATCCCGATCCGCACCGTGGACGTGATCCTGAACACCGAAGCCCGCGTGGTCTGATCCAAGGAGAAGCAACATGATCATCGACAAGAACCTGCAACTGTCGGACGGCCAGACCCTGACCACCACGGCCACGTCTGCCGACACTATCGATGCTGGTGCCACCAGCAATGGGCCGCAGCGCGACATCGGTGGCGGCGAGCAGCTCTACGCCGTCTTCGTGATGGACTCCAACACGGCAGCGGCCGGCGCGGCGACCGTGACCTTTGCCATTCAGGACAGCGCGGACAACGCCACGTTTGCCGACGTGGTGGCGTCCGGCCCGATCGGCAAGGCCGCGCTGGCGGCTGGCGCCCATGTGGTGCTGCCGCTGCCGCCTGGCATGCGCCGCTACATCCGCGCCAACTACACCGTGGCCACGGGGCCGCTGACTGGCGGCAAGGTGTCGGCGCAGATCGTGCTCGACTACCAGCGCAACGTGGCCTTCGCCAGCGCGCTGTCTTGATCGGAGATCGCCATGCAAGTCAAAGCCCTGAGCGCCGGGTACTACGGCAGCTATCGGGAAACTGGCGACGTGTTCGAGGTGCCCGATGGCGAGACCGCCACCTGGTTCGAGCCCATCGCCCCGGAAGCGGAGAAGAAAAAGCCCGAGGGCCGCAAAAAGCCCGAGGACGCGCCGCTGGCCTGATTGTCTCCTGCCGGGTTGAACGGCATTTGGAAGGGGCCGCGTGCCCCTTCTTTTTTGAGGTCCCGCTATGACGCCCACGGTCGATGTCTGCAATCTGGCGCTGGCCCACATTGGCCAGGCCGCCACCATCTCGGCAGTCGATCCGCCCGAGGGCTCGGTCTATGCCGAGCTGTGTGCGCACATGTACCCGCTGGCGATGAGCGTGCTGCTGGAAGCGCACCCTTGGAGCTTCGCCACGGTCACCGAACAACTCACGCCGCTGGTGGAAACACGCCCCGGCTGGCTGGCCTGCTACGCCGAGCCTGCCGCCTGCCTGCGCATCTGGAATCTGAGTGACACGCCAAACGGCGAACCGATCGATTACGAGCGTCAGGCCGGCAACCCATCGCCGGTGCTGATCTGCACCAACACCGCGCAAGCGTTCGTGCGCTACACCCGCGCGTCGCCGGTGCCGCAGGTGCTGCCGCCGCTGTTCAAGAACGCGCTGGCCTACCAACTGGCATCGCTGATCGTGGGCGCCATCGTCAAGGGCGACACTGGCGCAAAGGCGGCGCAGGAGATGCTGAAACTGGCGCTGCACGCGCGCAACCTGGCTGCTGAATCTGACGCCAATCAGAACCGGCAAAGCGTGCCGCCGCACGTTCCAGTTTGGATCGCGGGGAGGGCTTGATGGCGGTGCAACGGCTCTACTACCGCTCCTTTGCCGGGGGCAAGGTCTCGCGCGAGTTGTGGGGGCGCATCGACGACGGCAAGTACCAAACCGGCCTGGCCGACTGCGTCAACTTCATGGTGCGCCCCACCGGCGCCGCCGAGAACCGGCCGGGCACGCAGTTCGTCGCCTTCGCCAAGTACCACGATCGGCCCTGCCGGTTGATCCCGTTCACATTCAGCACCGACCAGTCGATGGTGCTGGAGCTTGGCCACCAGTACGTGCGCTTCCACACCATGGGGCAAACCCTGATGCTGGGCGGACAGCCCTACGAGGTGGCGGCGCCGTGGACTGGCGACATGGTCAAGGACATCCACCATGTGCAGTCGGCCGACGTGGTGACCTTGGTGCATCCTGGCATGCCGCCGCAGGAGCTGCGCCGTCTGGTCGCCGCGCACTGGGAGCTGGCTCCCATCGACTTCGTGCCGCCGACCGCCGGGTTTTCCGCCGGCGCCGCAGCCACGACGGCAGCGGGGATGCCGCCGTCGATGTCGTACGCCTACGCGGTCACGCGCATCCGCGACGCCGACGGGGCAGAATCGCTGCCGGTCGAGCTGCCGGCGGTCACCAACAACCTGTTCATCACCGGCAACAAGAACACCATCACCGTGACCGACTTCGCGGCCGGCACGCGCGAGTATCTGGTCTACAAGCTGCAGGGCGGCAGCTTCGGCTACATCGGGCGCATCGCCGGGGCGTCCAAGCCCTCGGTGGTGGACGACAACATCGCGCCCGACATGGGCCGCACGCCGCCGCGCTACGACCCGACCTTGGCGGACAACTGGCCCTCGGCCGTGTCCTACTTCGAGCAACGCCGCGTGTTCGCCGGCCCGGCCAAGGCGCCACAGAACGTGTGGATGACCCGCTCCGGCACCGAAAGCGAGGTCACCTATTCGGTGCCGGTGCGCGACGACGACCGCATCGCCCTCCGGGTGGCGGCGCGCGAGGTCAACGCCATTCGCCATGTCGTGCCGCTGTCCAGTCTGCTGCTGCTCACCAGCTCGGCCGAGTGGCGGCTGACCTCGGTCAACTCGGACGCCGTCACCCCGACCTCGGTGGCCGTCAAGCCGCAGTCCTACGTGGGCGCGTCCAATGTGCAGCCGCTGGTGGTGGGCAGCAGCGCCCTGTTCGGCGCGGCGCGCGGCGGCCACCTGCACGAGATCGGCTACAACTGGCAGGCGCAGGGCTTCGTGGTGGGAGACCTGTCGATCCGAAACGCCGATGACTTCGACCTGAAGGCGGTGGTCGATCTGGCCTACTGCAAGGCCCCCTACCCCGTGGTGTGGGCCGTCAGCAGCAACGGCAAGCTGCTGGGCATGACCTATGTGCCTGAGCAGCAGGTAGGCGGCTGGCACACGCACGAGACGCTGAACGGCGAGTTCGAGAGCATTTGCTCGGCGGCCGAATACGACTTCTACGACATGCCCTACGTAGTGGTCAAGCGCACCCTGGGAGGCAAGGTGCGCCGCTGCATCGAGCGTCTGGGATGGCGCGTGGTCGGCACCGCACCCATCGAACCGGCGTATGCCTACTTCATGGACTGCGCCGTGTCGAGGAACGAACCCGGACAGACTGCGCTGTGCGGGCTTGAACACCTGGAGGGCGAGCAGGTCAGCATCCTGGCCGACGGCGTGGTGCTGAAACCCCAGCGCGTGGTGTGCGGTCAGGTCAAGCTACCCGGCCCGACGACCATCGCCACGGCCGGCCTGCCGATCAAGGCCTTCATTCGCACCCTGCCCGTGGCTGTCGGCAACGACCCGGCCTTCGGCCAGGGCCGCATGAAGAACGTCAACAAGCTGTGGTTGCGCGTGCACCGCTCCAGCAGCATCAAGGCCGGGCCGACGCTGGAGCAACTGCGCGAGTACAAGCAGCGCACCACGGAACCCTACGGCGCGCCGCCTGAGTTGATCAGTGAGGAAATCGAGCTGCCCATCAACGGGGCCTGGGAGCAAGGCGGCGGCCAGGTCTACGTGGTGCAAGATCAACCATTGCCGCTGACGGTGCTGGGCCTGACGGCAGAGGTCGTGATCGGCGGCTAGGTGCGCGTGAGTGCTCGCCAGTGGCCGATCATTCTTGGCCATGGGACTCAGCGCAGCCGCACTTTCCAATGTCGCGTTGGCCAGCCAGATCGGCGGCGGCATCACCTCGGCCTTCGGCGCCTACGGCCAGGCCAGCACGCAGCGTGCCAACCTGGGCGCGCAGGCGGCCGTGGCCGAGGCCAATGCGCGCATCAGTGAGCTGGGTGCGCAGGCTGAACTTGCCGACAGCAACCAGCGCATTGCCAACGCCACCCAGCGCTATGGCCAGCTCAAGAGCAGCCAGCGCGCGGCGATGGCGGCCAACGGGATCGCCATCGACCAAGGCAGCGCGGCCGATGTGCTGGCCAGCACCGACGAGCTGAAGGCGCAGGACCGCGCCACGCTGGAGACGCAGGCCGCACGCGCCGCTTTCGGCCAGCGCATGCAGGCCACCAACCAGCGCAGCCAGGCCGCCATGGCGCGCGCCAACGCCAGCGCCATCAATCCGGCCATGGCCTTCGGCACGTCGCTGCTGGGCAGCGCCGGCAGCGTGGCGGAAAGCTGGTATCGGTTCAAGGGTGGCGGCAACACGACCGGCGGCACGCTGACGGGCAATGGCGACCCGATCTGGGGGCTGTACCAACTGAACAACGGGTGGCGCTGATGGCGCGCGTTCCTACCTACGACAGCCCGCAAGTCGCGCCCGGCGGTTCCGTGCCTCAAGGCCGGTTGGCCATGCCGGAAATGTCGGATGCACCGGGCCAGCAATTGCAGGCGCTGGGCGGTGCGATGCAGAAATTAGGCGGGTCGGTGGGTCGCATCGCCGCCGACATGCAGGCCGAAGCTGACGAGGTTCGCATCACCGATGCCCTGAACAAGGTCAAGGAGCAGGCGCTGACCCTGCAACACGACAGGGACGTTGGCTACCTGTCGGTCAAGGGGCGCGACGCCTTCGAGCGAGCCGACGGCAAGCCGCTGGAAAGCGTCTATGGCGAGCAGTTGGGCAACACCATCAGCGACTTGGCCGGGGGGCTTGCCAATGACCGCCAGCGCGCCGCGTTCGCCAAGGCGGCCGGCAGCATCGCAGTCAACTTTCGCGGCGGCGTGCAAGAGCATGAGCGACGCGAGTACATCGGTTACCAGGCGTCCGTGTCAGAAGGCGTCATCAGCACGGCGCAGCGCGACATTGCGCTGAACTGGGGCAACCCGGACGCGGTGCAGGCGGCCATCCAGCGCACGCAGGGCGAGGTCTGTCTCTTA